CGTTTTTCTGGGTGCCCGAAGAGAAGCTCAAAACCAACGACGCCTACCGTGCCTGGGCGAAAAGCGGCTGGCTCAAAAGCACGCCGGGCAACGTCGTCGATTACGATTACATCCGTGCTCGCATCAGCGGGCCACGAGTGTTCGACGACGAGGCGGCTCAGCGTGCGCGGCTGCGCGAGCTCGGCTTGCCGGAGCTTGGCCTGGGCGAGCAGTTCTCGATTGAGGAAATCGCGTTCGATCCATGGAATGCGACTCAGGCGGCAAACCAGCTTGCGGCCGACGGCTTTCAGATGATCCAGTTTCGCCAGGGCTATCAATCGCTGAACGAGCCGTCGAAGGAATTTGGGCGGCTGAACGACGCCGGTCTTCTTCGCCACGGAAGCCCGGTTCTCACCTGGATGGCGGAAAACGTGTGCGTTCGCAATGATCCGGCCAGCAATATCAAGCCCGTGAAGCCCGATCCGAATTCATCTCAAAAAATCGACGGAATAGTAGCGGCGATAATGGCGCTCGGCCGCGCGATGTTTGCCGACATTGAGCAGGGTTCCACTTACGACGATAAGGGGTTGATGACGTTATGAAAACCTTAGCTATTTTGGAACTTGTGGCGATTTTGCTTGCATCGGTGGGCGTTGGCTGGTATATTCATCCTGGGGCCGGAATTGCAGTTGGCGGTGCGCTGCTCTTTCTCGAAACCTATTTTGGAGGACGATCCTGATGGGTTCGCTTTCCAGTTTGTTGGCCCCCCCCGAGTCGCGGTCCACTTTTGCCACGCCCGCAAGCTGGCTTGTCGAAAAATTGGGCGCCGGCGATACCTCGGCCGGCGTTTCGATCACCTCTGAAAATGCCCTCACGATTTCTGCCGTCTTCGACGCCGTAAACCTGATTTCCTCGACAATCGGCACGCTTCCGCTTCATCTGTATCGCCGGCTGGAGCCTCGCGGAAAAGAGCGGGCGGACGATCATCCGGCCGGGCAGTTGCTTTCGATCTCGCCAAACTCCGAAACTCCGCCATTCTATTTCTGGGAAACCTTGATCGGCCACGTGCTGCTGCGCGGCAACGGCTACGCTCAAATCTTCCGCGACGGGAACAGCCGGCTTACCGGAATGTTTGTGCTCGATCCGCGGCTGGTGCATCCGGTTCGCGGCGACGACGGGAAACTCGGCTACGAAATCAAAAACAAGTTTGGCGTGGTGGAAAAGCGGGTGCTGCCGGATTCTATTCTCCACGTGCGCGGCATGGGCTTCGACGGAGTCGTCGGCTATAGCGTGATTTCGTGCGCCCGCGAGTCGCTCGGACTCGGCAAGGCGGCCGAAGAGTTTGGAGCCAGCTTGTTTGGAAACTCCGCCACGCCCAGCGGAATCTTGTCTCACCCCGGGAAGCTGAAAGACTCGACACGCGAAAACCTGCGAAAGTCCTGGGAAAGCCAGCACAAGGGCAGCAAAAACGCCAACAGGGTCGCGGTGCTGGAGGAAGGTCTCACCTGGACAAACGTCGGCATCAATCCCCAGGACGCTCAGTTTCTCGAAACCCGCAAGTTCCAGATCGAGGAAATTGCCCGGTGGTTTAACCTGCCGGTTCACAAGCTGAAGAATCTGGACCGCGCGACGAACAACAACATCGAGGAAGAGAACCGCAGTTTCATCGACGATTCGATTATGCCGTGGCTCACGCGGATCGTTCAGGAAATTCGGATGAAGCTGCTTGTCGCATCCGAGCGGAAGACATATTTTGCCGAGCACGTGCTCGATGCCCGCCTGCGCGGAAACACAGTGAACCGCTATCAGGCGTACGCGACCGGCCGGCAGTGGGGAATTTTGTCGATCAACGACGTGCGCGACAAGGAAAACATGAACCCGATTCCGAAGGGCGGCGATACGTATCTCGAGCCGATGAACATGCACCCGGCGGGCGAGCCGCCGCCAAAACCGGAGCCGCCGCCCGCGCCGCCCGAAAAACCGAAGCCGGAGCCGGAGAAACCTGACGAAAAAGAGGAAAAAGAGCGGAAAATTCCCGATATTCTGGTGTTTAAGCCGGTGCTTGCCGACGCGCTCGGCCGCGTCATGCGCCGCGAAGCGAAGGCGATTCGGAAGGCGGCCGCCGACCGCGAAACGTTCATCGCCTGGCGTGAGGATTTCTACCTTGAGCACGGTCGCCAGCTCAGAGCCGCTATCGGGCCGGTTGCCGATTCTGTTTTCACGCTGGTTTGCGGCGATTCCTCGGCTGAAACACTGAAAATGGCTGCTGATTGGGCGGCTGAAACCGCAGAATTTCAATCGCTCTGCTCGATGCAGCGTGCGCTTGCCGCGTGGCGGGCACCGGCCGAACAGTTCGCAGGCGAGGTCGAAAAATACGCCGCCGGCCTGGAAATCACGCTCGCCGAGGCTACCGCTGCAAAATGGCTGCTGGAGCTCAGCCGAGGGGAAAAACTATGAAACCGCCCGTCGAACACCGCATTTTTCCGAGCGCCGACCTCCGAATCCAGCTTCGCGGCACCGCCCCGCCGCTGATCGTCGGCTATGCGGCCGTTTTCAACAAGCTTTCGGTTCCGCTCTGGGGCTTCCGCGAGAAGATCGCGCCGGGCGCGTTCGCCAAGAATCTGGCAACGAATCCGGACGTGCGCTGTCTCTTCAATCATTCGCCCGATCTCATCCTCGGCCGCACCAAAAGCCGGACGCTCACCCTCGCCGAAGATGACCGCGGCCTGAAAATCGAAAACGAGCCGCCAAACTCGCCTACCGGCCTCAATGTGCTCGAAGCCATCCGCCGGGGCGACGTGGATCAAATGAGCTTCGCGTTTCGCACGGTGAAAGATGCGTGGGAATACTCGAAAAACGGCGACGACGATATCCGCACGCTGCTCGAAGTCGACCTGTTCGACGTGTCGCCGGTTACATATCCCGCGTATCCCGACACCAGCGTCGGCCTCCGCCAGCTTCCCGACGCCGCAATCGAGCGAATTCGCGGCCGGCTCGCCCAGGGGCTGGAGGTGAGCGAAACCGACCGCCGGCTGATCGAGGGCGATCCGGCGGCGCTCGCCGGGCACATTGCACGCGAGCAGGAGCAGCTCACCATGCTGCTCGAAATGGCGAGAGGCGAAAAATAGGTGTTGACATTTCCGCGTTTTGGTGGTATGCTTTTGTAGTGTTGACAACTGAATAGGCCCCGTGGCACTCCTGCAAATCCATAGATTTGCCTGAATCCACGCGGAACGGTGCGAAGCGCAGTCCATAGACGGCGCGGGTCATCCGCAAGTTCAAAGCTTGCCGATGGCCTGCGCCGTTTTTTTTTTGCCGCCGTCCATCGGCGCAACTTCAGAAAGGTTTTACCGATGGACCCCAAAGAACTGCGCATGCAGCGCGGCAAAAAGCTTGAGGAAGCCGAGGCCATTCGCAAAAAGGCCGAAGCCGAAAACAGGACGCTCACCGACGAGGAACGCAAATCGTTTCAGGCGCTCCTCGAAGAATCGAAGAGATTGCTGAACGAGGCCGAGCTCTACGAAGAGCTCGCACGCGCCCAAATCGCAATCACCGCTCCGGTCGATCAGCGGCTGGCGATCATAGATCCCGCCGAGCATCGCGCTCCCACCGACAAAGAACGCCAGATGGCGATCAACCAGCCGTGGCGCTACCAGCTTCGCGCGTTCACACCCGAACGCCTCGGCGTGCCGCTGGCCGAGTGCCGGCAGATGGCGCTCGAAGCCGGAATGTGGCTCGGCTCGAAGGTCTACCGGATCGACGCCTGCACGAAGTGGTGCAACGAGCATCGCGTTATGGTCGAGGGCGTCAACACGAAGGGCGGCGTAACCGTCCCCGACGTGCTTGAGCGCGTGATCCTCGACATGCGTCTCGAGTACGGAGCCGCCCGCCGCTACTGCCGCGTCTGGCCCATGAGCAGCGACACCGACCGAATCCCGCGCGTCGTCGGGAACACGACGGCGTATTTTGCCGGCGAGAATCCGTCCGACGATTACACCGCCAGCGACATGTCTCTCGACATGGTGGAACTCAATCCGAAGAAGCTGGTCGTCGAAACCAAAATCTCCAAAGAGCTCAACGAAGACGCAATCGTCCCGATTGCCGACCTCATTGCCCGCGACGCCGCCTGGGCCATGGCCCAGAAGGAAGATCAGTGCTGGATCGACGGCACTGGCATCTCGACCTACGGCGGAATGGTCGGCATCCGCACGAAAATGGTTGACGGCAATCACGCCGGCAGCTATTTCACGTGCACCGCCCATGACCAGTGGCCGGAGTACACCGACGCCGACCTGATCGCCACCGGTGCCATGGTCCCGCAATACGCCGACGCACGCTCGGCCTGGTACGTGCACAAGGTTTGCTGGCACGCCACGATGCTGCGGCTGATGGCCGCCGTCGGCGGAAACACCATCGCCACGATCATGGCCGGTGCCGGCAACCAGCGAGCCTACCTCGGCACGCCCGTCAACCTGGTCAACGCCATGCCCAGCGCCTCGGCAGCCTACAACCTCACCATTGTCGCGCTCGTCGGCGACATGGCAATGGCCTGTTCGTTCGGCGACCGCCGCGGCATGACGCTCCAGGTGCTCTACGAAAAATACGCCGAGAAGGGGCTGCTCGCGTTGCTCTTTGACGAGCGGTTCGACATCGTCGTCCACGACATCGGCGACGCCACGAACGCCGGCCCCGTCGTCGGCCTGCAAGGCGCCACCTAAGCCCTGACCTGACAGCCGTGATTTTTTCCGGGGCGGCTCCGGCCGCCCCACACCTCAAAACTTAAAATCTGGAGTACCAGAAACATGAAACCGTATTCGAAAGGCGTTGTCCTCGTCCTCCCCGTCGCCGCGACTGACGGCGATACGGACAGCGGCGCTGCAACCATGGACTGCAAGGGCTTCAGTTTCGCGTCGATCAACGTGATCGCCGGAACCGCCGCCAACACCACGAAGCTGGTAACGTTTTCGATTTCGGAGTGTGATACCTCAAACGGCACGTTTGCCGACATCACACCCTTTGTCGGAACCAGCGGCACGGCCGTAACCACGAGCTCGGGGTTTGTGCTGCCCGAATCCTGCACCGCCGGCGGCACCCAGGCGTGGACTCTGATGCTCGACATGGATCTGAAGAAACGCAAACGCTTCCTCAAGATCAATTACGAGATCGGAACCAACCAAACGTTCGCGGCGTTCGCCCTCCTCTCGAAAGCCGCCATTATGCCAAACATCGCAGCCGAGGCCGGTGCAAGCGCGCTCGCGCAGGGCTGATGGCTCATCGTCCGTGTTCCCCCGATGCGGCCGCGGCCGAAGGGCCCGGCTGCACGGGGAAACCGGTTGCCTCATTTCATCGGGTACGAAACTTCATCGGGGGAAACGATGGAACAAACGACAAAACTGTTAGAGCCGGATGCGATTGCCGCGCGTGTGGCGGCGATAGCCCAGTGGTATCACAAAATCGAACTGCCGGGGATTACTACGCCCGGCTGGGCGCCGCTCTGCGCCGACGCGTACCAGATTCCGGCCGACCTCAGCGGAAAGCGCGTGCTCGACGTCGGCGCGTGGGATGGCTACTGGAGCTTCGAGGCGATCAAACGCGGAGCTAAAGAGGTCGTCGCTATCGACGATTTCTCGGATCAGCCGGGGGTCAAAAAGTGGGAAACTTTCGACCTCTGCGCCGAAGCGTTGAACATTCCAGCCGAAAAGCTCAGCCGCCTCGAAATGTCGGTCTATGATGTAACCGAGGAAAAGCTCGGCCGGTTCGACGTGATCTTTTTCTTCGGCGTGCTCTACCATTGCCGCCACCCGCTGCTCGCACTCGAAAAACTTGCCGCCGTCTGCGATGAAACAATCTGGGTCGAAACCGCGATCTCCGATGATTTCTCCGCCTACCGCGGCGGACTCGGCCACGGCTACGGCGATTCGCTTGTCGCCGAGTTCTACCCGCAAAATCAGTATGGCGACAACCCGACAAACTGGTGGGTTCCGACAAAGCTCGCGCTCGGCGGCATGCTCGCGGCTGCCGGCTTCCGCGACGTGCTCACCTGGAAACTCAACAATCCGAAAGACGTGATGGCCTGCCGCGGCTTTGCCACCGGTGCCTCGCCTCTCCAGAAACCGGAGTTCGTCGCTCCGCCCGATAGCCTCGGTTTCCGAACCGACGCCTCGGTCGAAATTCCCGATGCAGATTGTCTCAAGCTCAACCTGGGATCGGGCAGCAAGCCCATCGGCGGATTTCGCAACCTCGACGCCAAAAGCGGCCACACAATCTTTCCGCTTGCAGAATACGCAGACGGCTCGGTCGACGAACTCCGCGCCAGCCACGTCCTTGAACATTTTCCGCACGGGCAAACGCTTGCAGTTCTCCGCGAATGGTTTCGCGTGCTCAAGCCCGGCGGCGTGATGAAAATCGCGGTGCCGAATCTCGATTACATCGTCGACGCCTACAAGTCGGGCGGCGGACACCAGCTCCCGCTCGAAGGCTATTTGATGGGCGGGCAGATCGACCGCTTCGACGTGCATCACGCGATGTTCAACACGCAAAAACTGAACTCGCTGATGGAGGCGATTGGCCTGCGCGGAATGCGCACCTGGAAATCGGAAATCGACGATTGCGCGTCCCTGCCGGTTTCTCTGAACATCCAGGGCGTGAAGCCCGATCCCAGCCAGGCCGCAATTCAAAAAATCGCAGCCGTCATTACCGTGCCGCGCTACGGCCCCACCGCGCCGCAATACGTTTCAGCCGCCGCGTTCGGTCCGCTCGGAATCAAAATCCATCGAACCGGCGGAGCCTTCTGGGATCAGTCGTTCGAGCGAGCTTTTGACGCCGCGATGCAGGATAAGCCCGACGCGATCATCACGCTCGATTACGATTCGATTTTCACGCAGGCCGACGCGCAGGAATTGATACGGCTGATGGGCGAGCATCCCGACGCCGACGCGATTTGCACGATCCAAACCAACAGGCACACGCAAAAGGCTCTGTTCACGCATCGCGGAGCCGACGGCAAAAATGCAAGCCGGATCGAACTCGACATGTCCGACGAGTTGCTGCCGATTTCCACCGGGCATTTCGGCCTCACCATTTTGCGGGTCTCGGCCCTGCAAAAACTCAAGCACCCGTGGTTTCACGCGCGGCCGGCCGACGACGGCACCTGGACTCAATACAAGTGCGTCGATTCCGACATCGCGTTCTGGAACCAGTTCGAGAAGCTCGGCCTGAAAGCGTTCATCGCCCTCCACGTCGTCATCGGCCACGTCGACGACATAATCCTGTGGCCTGGCCCGCAGATGGAGTGCGTTTATCAGAAGGCCGTCGATTATTTTCTGACCGGCAAACCCGAGGGCACATTCCAGTGAAAGTAAAACTCGCTCAGCGTTGGGGGCAGTATCCGCCAAGCACCGAACTTGACATGCACGAGGAGCTTGCCAAAACGCTTGTCGCCGCACGAATCGCGCGAAAGGTTGAAGAAGAAGTTTCGGTCGAACCTGAAATCGAATCGGCCGCCGCACCGCCCGTCGCCGAGGCCGCTGCCCGCACCGCTCGGCCCGGCCGACGCCGAAAACCGGAGGCAACGCCGTGAAGAGCATCAACACCATCACAAGCCCGCCGGCCGCCGAGCCGGTGCATCTCGACGAGATGAAGCTCCACCTTCGCATCGACGGCGACTCTGAAAATTCGCTGCTCGCCGCGTTGATCAACGCCGCCCGCCAGCACGCGGAAAACGTGATGGCCCGCGCGATCATCGCGCAAACGCGAAAGCTCTTCCTCGATTTCTTCCCCGGCAGCGAAATCGCGCTCCCAGGCCCGCCGCTCATAGCCGTTTCGTCGATCCAGTACATCGACCTGGCCGATAGTCTGCAAACGCTCGCGGATTCGGTTTACGATGTTGACACCGACAGCGAGCCTGGCCGCGTGCTGCTCGCCTACAGCCAGTCCTGGCCGGCGACGAAAGCCACGCCCAAAGCGGTTACGATCACCTACGTTTGCGGCTACGCTACGCCGTTCACCGCAAACGCGACCGACGACAAACTCACCTGGCTCGGCCGCACGCCGGTCGATGGCACCCTCCTTCGCCTCACAAATTCCGGTGGCGAGCTTCCCTCTCCGCTCGCCGTCGGCACAAACTATTACGTCGTGTCGGCTAGCGGCCAAACGTGCAAGCTCGCGCTCGCCGCGGGCGGTGTGGCGATTGATATTCTGAACGCCGGCTCCGGCACGCATTTCATTGGCGAGATTCCGGCCCCGATAATTTCGGCGATCAAAATGCGGGTCGGAATGCTCTACGAAAACCGCGAGGGCCAGGCCGACAAAAACGCGGCGGCCGCCGTCGAAAATCTTCTATGGCCGTTTCGGATGATGAGTTTCTAACGAGGGCAAAATGGCTAAAACCGTATTCGTCTCCGGCTGCTACGAAATCCTCCACGCGGGCCACGTGGAGTTCTTCCGCCAGGCCCGCGCCCTGGGCGAGCGCTTGGTTGTCTGTGCGGCAAGCGACCTCACAATCTGGAAACTTAAAAACCGCCACGCCGCGATCCCGCAAAGCCACCGAGTGGCGCTGCTCTCAGAATTGAAGTCCGTGAATTACGTGGTGATCGACGACGGCAGCAGCGACGATCCGGTCTGGAATTTCGCGCATGATGTTGAACGCCTCGCGCCCGACATCATCGCCGTCACCACGGATGATCCGCATATCGCCGCCAAACGCGATTGCTGCAGGGGCCGCAAGATCGAGCTTGTCGTCCTCGCAAAAACGTCGCCCTGCATCGAACAGACCTCCACCAGCGAAATCCGCCGGAAGGCGGCGGCACCCGCCCGCGTGCCGCTCCGCCTCGATTTTGCCGGCGGCTGGCTCGACGTGCCGGGCCTCGCGGACGTCGGCGGCTACGTAGTGAATCTCGCGATCTCGCCAACGGTGAGTCTCCGCGATTGGCGGTATGAAAAATGCGGCGGGCTGGGCGGCTCGGCGGCCCTCGCAGTTCTCGATGGCCGCAACGGCGTCGATTCCGAATTGCAGGCGGGCGCCGGCTGGCAGGACCCGGCGGTCATCTCCGAAACCGGTCTCTGCGTGTGGGCGGGCTGCGAAAAAACGCCCCGCCTCATTTTGCGTACCAACGCCGGCTGGCTGGGCGGCAAGCTCGCGATACGGTGGACGGGCCGCGGCCACATGACAGCCGATCTGGTTCACCGCCCCCGCGATTACGATTTAATCCGCAAAGCGAGCGAACAGGCGCGGGCCGCCGTGCAAACCCGCGACCTTGGCTATCTCAGCGACGCGATTCGCCTCAGCCACAAAGCTCAGGTTGCCGAAGGAATGCCCGAGCTCAACCAGTGCTCCGCGGTCGCCGCAAAATACGCCGGCTCCGGCTGGGGCGGTTACGCCATGTACCTCTTCAGCTCGCAACTTTTCCGCGACTCGTTTGTGAAGGCCACGGCCGACGGATCGATGGCCGTCGAAGCGTACGATAGATGGGGGACAAATGGAAGCCGGGAAGCTCAGGCATAAAATTGAAATTCAATCGCCGCTCGAAACACGCGACACGAACGGCGAGGTCAGCATGGTCTGGATTGCCACGGGGCTAGTCTGGGCCTCGGTCGAGCCGCTCTCCGGCCGCGAGCTCTGGCTCGCCCAGCAAATCCAGTCCGAGGTCAGCGTCCGAATCCGTTTGCGATACCTCAGAGGCATCACCACCGGGCACCGCGTGAACTTTGGCGGGCGGCTGTTCGACATCAAGGCCGCAATCAACGCGGCCGAGCGAAACGAAGAGCTCGAGCTGCTTTGCACTGAAAGGGGCTGAACGTGCTGGATGCCATCAAGGGCGAGATCGAAATCAAGGGCCTCCGCGACCTGGAAGCTCAGCTCAAATTCCTGCCGAACCGCGTGCGGCTGAACATCGGACGCCGCGCGTTGAAAGCGGGCGCCCAGCCGATCTTGCAGCGGGCGAAGATGAACGCGCCCCGCCGCACGGGCACGCTCCAGAGCAGCCTGCGCGTGAAACTCGGCCGGAGCCGCCGCCCGCAATCGCTGCTCGTTACCATCGGCACGCGAAAAGAGAGCGATATGTTTTACGCGGCCTTCAACGAATTCGGCACCGGCCATCAGCCGGCGCGCCCGTTTCTGAGGCCGGCGTTCGATTCGGAAAAAGACGCGGCGCTCGGCATCATCATTCGTGTGCTGAAACAAGAGATCGAAAAAAAGGTGCCCGCACGCGGGCGATTCCTGGAGCCGGAACCAGAATGAAAAAAATCATCGTCCCCCTTCTGCTCTGCCTCTGCTGCGGTTGTATTTCTCTGAATCGCAAGCCCGACCAGGCGGTGCGGCTCACAACCTGGCTGGCCGACCGCGGCCCCGAAGCCGCGAAAATCGACCTGACCGCCGGCAGCCTTTCCCTCAGCATGGCCGACGGTTCAGTCGAAACAAAGCCGCTGCCGCCCGTGGCCAACACGCCCGACACGTTTTGTGCGTGGCTCTCGGGCGTCGCTCCGCTGAGCGAGTCCGTAACGTTCGGCGAGAACATTTTCAGCGTCAGCACATCCGCCGGCAGCAGCTCGCGGACGCTGCCCGTTGTTTCACGTGAAACTGCCGCGACGGTCATGATTCGGGCAGCCGCCCAGGGAGCCGAACGTGCAGCCGAAACCGGCTCGCCAATGCCGTTGGTCACAAACATTCTTGGTGGAATAGTTACCCTGCTGGCCGGCGGCTATGCGGTCAAGAAAAAGATCGACGCTGCGAACAGCGAGAGCGCAGCCGCCAAACAGCAGACGATGGCCGAGGCGATCATCAGCGGGTTGAAGACGGCTCCGATTCCCGCCGATATCAAAACGCTCGTGGCCAACTCGATCCAGGAGCTTGCCATCAAAGCCGGCGTCGAAAGCGGCCCCGACGGCTTGAAAGCGACGGTTACAAAACTCGATGCGAACCTCAAGCGGGGGACCTA